AGGTCACTTATTGAAGCTATGTCGGCTGGTTGTTTGGCGGTTCATCCTAACTTCTCTGCTTTGGCTGACACGTCGGGTGGGTTGACCGTTCAGTATGATGGCGATCATGAAAACATGAATCTCCATGCAAACATCTTTGCTCATACTTTAATGTATGCTATTGAAAACGTACAGAACAACGACTTGACAAACCTTCTCACATTCGTGAAAGCTTATGCTGATACTCGATTCTCTTGGGAGTCGATCATGCCAAAGTGGAAGGGACTAATTGCATCATTGAAGGAACAACACAATGATCTTGGCAAAAGCGCCTCTTAGAGTATCGTTCTTCGGTGGGGGTAGTGATATCCCCACCCACTTTGCTACGTGGGGTGGAGCCACTATCTCAACTGCTATTGATAAGTATGTCTATGTAGCAGTTATGCATACTCCTCATAACCATATCAAAGTTTCATATTCAAAGCTTGAATGTGTTACAGACGTAGAAGACATTCAGAATGAAATCGTTCGGAATGCTCTGAAATTCTTTGGAATCAAATCTAACATTGAGATTACATCTTTTGCAGACATCCCTACGATCGGTAACGGTCTTGGTGGATCGTCTGCTTTTACTTGTGCTCTTGTCAAAGCTCTGTCAGCATATCTTGGTTTTGAATATGTAAACCCTTATCTCATTGCTAAGACTGCATGTCATATTGAGATCGACCTGTGCGGTTGGAAGATTGGTATGCAAGATCAGTTTGCATCTGCGTTTGGTGGTATGAACTACATTCAATATGCAAATGAACTTGGGAATGGACGAGTAGATGTGAAGCGTCTAGACTCAAATGCAATTGAGAACTACATGATCTTGATTCCTACTAATGTAGAGCATCATGCAGCTAAGATTCTTGACAACATTAACTTTGAAGCAAAGACTTTTATTATTCGCCAAATGGCTGACATGGCAGATATGCAAGGCACGCAGCAGGTGAATATCAATACATATGGACAATTGCTTGACTCTGCATGGATTTTGAAGAAGCAGATGAGTAATGAGATCTCTAATAGCGATATAGATATTATGTACGAACGCTGTAAATCTGCAGGTGCTTATGGAGCTAAGTTGCTCGGTGCAGGCGGTGGTGGATATATGCTAGCAATCACAGATTCAAAGAGTGCAATTCGCCAAGAATTCTCAGACAGAACATGCCTTGATGTAGGCATCTCACACGAAGGAGCAAGAGTTGTCTATCGAGACTGATATTATATTCGATCACATGGGCCTAATTAATATTGGCTTTGCAAGTATCGATCATGAAGAATTTAAAAAAGCTGCAGAGCTTATTTGGATGACAAGCATTTCGAATTATCGAAATAACATCTATACGATTGGTAACGGTGCATCTGCTTCTATTGCTCAGCACTGGGCGTGTGACTATACCAAGGGATGCAAGAAAGGTGGACTGCGTCCAAGAGTTATTTCCTTAGCAGCAAATATTCCACTCATGACAGCCATCTCAAATGATATCTCTTATGATGATGTTTACTCATTCCAACTCGATGCTCTTGGCCAAGAAGGTGACGTACTTGTAGCCATCTCTTCAAGTGGTAATTCTCCGAATGTTGTCAAGGCAATTGAGACTGCTAAGTCATTGAAAATGAAGACTATTGCTCTGACAGGATTTGATGGTGGCAAAGCTCGAGAGCTGGCCGATATTTCTCTACACGTAGATATAAATGAGTATGAAGCCGCTGAAGATGTGCACCAAGCGATCATGCATATGATTGCAAAATATATGCGCACAAAAAATAGTGGTTGACATTTTTTTGAAATTGATGTAGATTTAATCTATAATCAAAGAGGAAAACTATGGCTATCAGTATTAAGACCAAGGCTAAACCAAAGCAAAAGTCTCGTGCAACTATCAAATCGATTGATGATAAGCACTATGGACCAGAACCTATTGTTGTTAGCAACTTTACAGATGCTCTGAATTGGTACAACTACATGGGAACCGATGACGATGCTCGTGAATGGTTCTTTGACTATATGAAAAAGAACTATACCAAGAGTGATATTGCTTTTATTCGAAAGCTTCCTAAGTGGAAGATCTCTAAGACTCTTGGTAGTGTTGCTCGTATTCTTTCCAATGGTAATGAACTACCAGAAAAGAATGTGGAATATTTCAAGACCAACGTACAAAATCTGATTCAGGCTGGCAAGCAGGTAGTCGACGAAGTCGAGGAAATAACTAAGCCGGTTGTTGATATTCAAGCTCGTGTTCGTGATAAGGCCAACATCATTATCACAAATCTTGAAGAAGAAATTGATCTTGTCATGGATGGCAAAGAATTCTCCATGTACAATTTCTGTCAGGCCAAGGAACTTAATCCTCAAATCCTGAATATCGTTTCTGATTATTATCGTCCACAGTGGGATGAGATTCGTTCTAATGATGAACAGGTCCAGGAATCTTTTGGTAAGCGTCAAAAATTCTGGTTAAATTTTTGGAATAATTTCTTCGCTGACATCGAAAGATACCTAAATAATAAAAAGGTAGTAAAGGTTCGTAAACCAAGAGAGAAGAAGGTCAAGTCGGCCGTAGATCTGGTAAAGAACCTGAAGTATCAAAAGGAAGAACCTTCACTGAAGATCGTGTCGGTACATCCGGCCGAAATTATTGGATGTCAACAGCTATGGGTGTACAACACCAAATATCGAAAACTGACTCAGTACCTAGCGGTGGGACCTGCGGGTATTCAAGTCAAGGGAACGACTCTTACTGGATGGGATGCAGAATCCAGTATGTCGAAGACTCTACGAAAGCCAGAAGAATCCCTGACGGGTCTCTTGTCAGTAGGCAAGGTTGGACTGAGGTCGTTTATGTCAAATATAAAGACAGCGGAAAGCAAGCCTAATGGGCGACTTAATCAAGAATGCATTCTCTTAAGGGTAGTTAAGTGACAGATAACATCGTTCTCTTTCCTGGATTTAAACGCGAATCTCCTCCGCAAACACTAGAAGAAATTGCGGATCAGGTTACACAAAATCGTAAAGAGCATGTTGACGGAGTCATGGCAGATATGGTTCCTGAGTTCATCCAAATGTTTGGGTCTTATGGACTTGACGTAAGTTCTGATGACTACATCAAAGATGTTGCCATGATTATGGAAGCGACTAAGTCTATGATTAGTCGTCAATATCGTCTTGAACATCCTTTTCATAATATGGTTGACAATATTTTTGATTTTAGTTATAATGAAGATAATACAGTTGCATACACGTACAATTTTCCCAACAAGGATGAAGAGTAATATATTATGATTATTGTTGATTTGTCTCAGGTGATGATTTCCAATCTGATGGTTCAGCTTGGAAATCACACGAACACTGAGCTTGAAGAAGATCTTCTTCGCCATATGATTCTGAATTCCATTCGTTCGTATAACCAAAAGTTTAAGAATGAATACGGTGAGATGATTATTGCATGCGATGCTGGTAACAACTGGCGTCGTCAAATCTTTCCTTACTACAAGGCCAATCGCCGTAAGAACCGTGAGAAGTCTGAGCTCAACTGGACTCAGATCTTTGATACGCTCGGCAAGGTTCGTGAGGAACTCAAGGAATACTTCCCTTATCGCGTTATTCAAATTGATGGCGCCGAAGCCGATGATGTCATTGGTACTCTAGTCGAAAAGTTCGGTGACACTTCAGAAAAGATCCTGATCATGTCTGGTGACAAGGACTTTGTCCAGTTGCAGCGTTACATGAATGTCAAGCAGTACGATCCAGTTCAGAAGAAGTGGCGTACCACTAACGATCCTGATCGCTTCATGAAGGAACACATCATGCGTGGTGACACCGGTGATGGTGTTCCTAACTTTCTTTCTGCTGACAACACGTTTGTAGTTGGTGCTCGTCAAAAGCCAATCAGCCAAAAGAAACTGGATGCATGGATTACTATGGATCCTCGTGAATTTTGCGATGAGAACATGTTACGTGGTTACCTTCGTAATCAACAGCTTGTTGATTTGAACTTCATTCCAGAAAACCTACGTTCTCAAGTGCTTACTGAGTATGAAGCTCAAGCAGGCAAGGGACGTAGCAAGCTTTTTAATTACTTCATTGAAAAGCGTCTCAAAAACCTCCTCGAAAGTATCAATGAGTTTTAATATGCCAAGACAAACAATTGCACAAATCATCGAAGCAGCGTCAAAGATTGAAAGCATAGAAGATCGAGCACAGTATCTTCGTGACAACGATTCGTCGACTCTTCGATATATTCTCGAACTGGCTCTTGTGCCGGGTGTAGCCTGGGAGATTCCTGAAGGAGCTCCACCATTTAAACCATGTGAATATCTAGATGTTGAAGGACGTCTTCACCAAGAAGCTCGTACTCTTTACATGTACCTCAAAGGAAACCAACCTGGCCTTACACAACTAAAACGTGAAATGCTTTTCATTGGTCTCCTTGAATCAATTGATAAGCGTGATGCCGATCTATTGATCGCCGTCAAAGACAAGAAACTACCTCGTACTATCTCCACCAAAGTTGTCAACCTCGCATTCCCAGGGTTAATCAATGAGCAAGTCGATCAAGCGCAATAATAAGTATTATGGCGATGATGAGTATTACCAAGATAATTACGAAGATCATAGCAAAAAACTGATAGAGAAACGAATTCGTTCTGCACTTCGTTCTCGTAACAAAAACGCGATTTTTGATTTAATTGAAGAAGATTATTAATGCCAATCTATGAGTTTAGGGACAAAGAAACCGGGGAAACCTGGGAAGAGTTCCTTTCTATATCTGCACGAGAAGAATATCTTGCAGAAAATCCACATGCTGAATTAGTTATTGGTGCGCCTGCTTTCATCTCTGGAATTGCAGGCGTTACTCACAAAAACGATAATGGTTTTAAAGACCTGTTAAATAGGATTGGAACAGCGAATCCTGCTTCTCCACTTGGCCAACAATATGGAGACAAAGGTGTTAAAGCCACAAAGACTCGTGACGCCGTTAACAAAGCCAAGAACAAAAAATAAGGATGATTTGTGGAACATAGTCAACCACGTTTAACAAAGAGAGAGAAAAGAATTGCCAGGCAGAATGGCGATGCATCTGATGGGTTGTCGTTTAAAACACAAAACTTCAATCTTAAACATGTAAATCCTCTGACAGAAAATCAACGTATTGCTTTTGATGCATTCGATGATGGAAAACATCTAATGTTGCATGGAATGGCAGGAACCGGAAAAACTTTTATTGCTCTTTATAAGGCAATTGAATCTTTGATGGAAAATAAAAGTGTACAAAATAAGATTTACGTGGTAAGATCAGTAGTACCAACACGTGATATGGGCTTCCTCCCTGGAAACCAGAAAGAGAAGATGAAGGTATAC